GAGTAAAGATGATCAAACTGATGGTGATATGAAGAATGGGGAGACAATCACCCTAGTCTTCGGTAGATTTAATCCACCAACAGTTGGTCATGAGAAGTTACTTAATGGTGCAAAGAGTATTGCGGGTGGTGCAGAACTGAGGATTTATCCATCAAGATCCACTGATCCTAAAAAGAACCCTTTGGAACCAGGTGAAAAAGCTAGTATGATGAGGCAAATGTTCCCTGATCATAAGGAGAGCATTATTAATGATGAAGGTATCAAGACTATCTTCGATGCTCTCAAATTGGCAGATGATGAAGGATATTCTAATGTCAAAATCGTAGTTGGATCTGATAGAGTATCTGAGTTTGATAGTCTGGCTCAAAAATACAATGGTAAGTTGTATAACTTTGATGAAATTGAGACTATTTCTGCTGGTGATAGAGACGCAGAAGGTGAAGGTGTAGAAGGAATGTCAGCCTCTAAGATGAGACAGGCTGCATCAGAGGATGATTTTGAGGCATTCAGACAGGGTATTCCATCATCACTGGATGACAAGACTGCAAAGCAGTTGATGAGTACTGTTCGTAAGAGAATGAAAGTTACTACAGAGTCTTGGAGTCTGTGGGAGATTGCACCTAAGTTTGATTGGAGAAACCTCCGTGAGAACTATGTAACTGGTAAAATCTTTAACATTAGTTCGTTGGTTGAGAACCTAAACACTGGTTTGGTTGGTAAAGTTATCCGTAGAGGAACCAACTATCTAATCTGTGTAACAGAAGATAACATTATGTTCAAGTCTTGGGTGAGAGATCTCAAGGAATATACTGAAGTTAAGATGGATAGTGAGATGAGAGATAAGACTCATCCAAATACTTTGGTTGGAACTTCTGGTAACTTCAAGAGAGTTGCAAAACTCACACCTGGTTTTGAGAAGGGTGACCCCACTAATCTACAGGATGGTGGGAAACCATATAAGGGTTATGATATCAGAAGCTTCATAAATAAGAATAAGAAAAAGTAGTTAGAGAAATGATTAACCCTCTTAATGAACTGTCTTCTGTTTATGTGCAGAACATTGCTGAAGGATGTGGCGAAAAGAATTGTAACTCAACTCCAATTGGAGAGGATTGTCCTATCCATGGTAAAAAGATGTGCCCTTGTATGGATATGAAAGGTTCTAGTAGTATAGATGGTGGAGATACCGCTAAGCCTGGTAAGGATAAGAACTATGTGAAGCCTATGGCTACTGAAGGGAAGAAAGAACGTGCATATTCAAATTGGAGAAATGATTCACAAGATCTCCTAGAAATTATTGGTGGCGCATATGGTGGAGTTGCCGGTGTTGATAATGAGAGAAATCTTGAGAACCCTAAAGCCAAGAAAGCTTCTAAGTCTAACGAGGAAATTGTTGAAAAGAGTGTAAAGAATAAGATTATTATTAATCCACCTCAAGGTATGAAAGAAGCCTTTGCCGAACTGGGTGGTGTTATTACAGAGATGTATGAAATTTCTGAGAAAATTGATATCAAAAAGGCTGATATGGGAGATGTTATCAAAGACTTCCGTAAGTCTGATGCACCTCAGTTCAAAGGAAAGTCGGATAAAAAGAAACAAGAGATGGCTGTTGCAGCTAAACTAGCTACTGAAGAGACAGAAGAAGAGAAGAAGAAGAGAGAACTTTTGGCTAAGACCAAGGAACATGATGATAAACAGTCAGGTAAGTTGGCTGAGGCTGATATGACTGGAGCACCTTCAATCAAAGATGCCAAACCTGCCAAGAAGACTAATGTGAAGTATGATCCTCACATGAAAGTCATGGCTCCTACTATCAAAAAAGAGGGTAGAGCATTGGCTGGTATTCTTTCTACTATCAGAGCCAAGAATGGGATGAGAACTGTAACAGCCAAGGGAGCTGATAAACTACAGGATAAGAAAGAGAAGACTATGGGAGAAGAGATGAGTATCAAGGACCAGATGAAAATCTCCCGTGAGGCAGCTAAGAATCGTAACCCTAATCCTGACCACAGAAAGATTAATGCTATGAGGGCATCTAATCAGAAGAAAGATAATAGAACTGATGCACAGAAAATGACTGATGCTACTGGACCAAGACCTGGATCTAACTATAGAGGAGACTGATGTATCATATAGAACAAGCTGATTACGAGAAATACGATAAACAGGAGAAACAATTTAAGAAAGATGATGCCAGAATGAAATATGGTAAGAACTTTAAAGACTTTATGTCTGATAAAGAGAAACCTTTGAGACCTGGTGAAGTCAAAAGGTATGATAAAGTGAAGAAGAAGTGGGTATCAAATAAAGATTGATTTATATATAGTGTAGTTATGAATTATTACTATGCTTGCATTTCTACTCCCATTAGCGTCGAAAATTATTAAAGATGCTATTGCAAATATTCCAGAGAACGAAGAATTGGGTGAGAAGATGGTTGAGATCTGTCTTGTTATTCTTTCTAAGGCAGTTAAGTTGACCAAGACTGATATGGACGATCAACTCCTTGAGGTTGTCACAAAGGCAATAAATAATAGAGAAGAATGATACATGAACCCCCTATTAGGGGTTCTATTTTTTTATAAATATTTACTAACATAACAAAGTTTATTAAGGCAGAAACATGGCACTTTGGGGAAATAACGATAACGTAGGATCGACGGGTACCGTTGCCCTGAACTATTCTACGGGCGTCGTAACAGGAACTGGCACAACGTTCGGTCAAACCGGTGCCGCACAAGAAGGTGATGTTATTCGATTCGGTGCCCGTGGTGGTACCTATTTTGGTGATGCAGTCATCGTTAGTATCGCTTCTACTCTTTCATGTACGATTGGTTCGACCATGGGTCTGACTGGTGGTGCTATTAGTGGAGCTCAATATAAAGTATCTCAACTTCCTAAGTCTAGCATTAGTGATTCTACTTACTCTAAGAAAGGAACACTATCAGGAGATTCTTTGGTATATGGTGTGGCTAATGCTGGAGGAGTGGTTCCTTCATATCAGGTCACAGCAGAAGGTTGGGTTGGTGTTACCACTTATAATGATTACCAAGGAAACCTGAGAGTTAAGAAAGAGACCCTAGTTGCCATGTCTGGTATTACAACTGGAGCTGGATCTATTGTATATCCTACTAATAAATGATAAATGATATTTAATGAATTGAACGCAGATAACTTTCTGCTATTCGCTATTAAAAATTATGAGAATCCTCAGGCAGTCAGTGTTGATGACTTTGAAAAAGATTTAAACATCTTTCGATACATCAAACGACTCCTGAGGAAGTATAAAAATGGTTCAGGTTTGAAGGTTCATCTTCTAATAAACCATTTTATTATTCTTTATAATATCTTTGGAGATGCTGCAACACCCATGCTTTTCTTTAAGCTGGATGAGGATTTGTGGCCTTCACTAAAGGCTTTTGTCTTATTCTTAGATAGACTACCAGATTACCCAAGAACATCTTTGCATGAACTTGAGGTAGATGAATATTGTTTGGAAGAACTCAGAGGTATTACTGATGGAAAGGGGGAAAATTGATAGGGTAATCGATGCATTTCGATCTGCCATGTATCAAGAGTTCAGTGTAAGTGAAGAAGGAATGGTAGCTAATCCTCCTGGTGGATCCGGTGGGTTTAGTGGATCTTCTGATGCAAAAGGACCAACTGCTGGTTATGATAAACCAATGAAGTTTGATGGTCGTAATAAGTTTGTGAGAAAGGCTATCAGTGACCTGATGAGTAGAAAGGAAAAAAGAGAAAATAGAAAAAACAAAAAGAAAGCGTTAGAGTTCAACCCTTACTTTAAACCTCAAGATGGACGATCAAGTTAAGTTGGCTATACTACAGCAGAGAGTTGACGACATCAAACCTCTGTTAGATAAATTAGACGTAACTATTGAAAAATTATCTGAGGTAAATACAACAGTTAGCAGAATGCTTGCTGTTCATGAAGAAAGATTATCAAAGTCAGAAGAGATTGACTCTGTACTATTTGCAAAGATTGACGAACTCCGTGATAAAATGGACTCAGATCATAACAGTGTCTTGTCAAGACTACAGGATCTAGAGAAAAAGGTTTGGGTTGCCATCGGGTGCGTAGTAGCTGTGTCTTTTATAGCACAAACCAATTGGTTCAACTTGACTCCACCATCAGAAGTTGGTAAAATAACGAGTAGTTATATCGAGTGATATGGATTTTATTGATGTCAAATACATCAATTTGATCTCCTCAAGACTTCCTAAGTTCAAAAGAGTAAAGCCAAAGCTTTATAACTTTCGGTGTCCCATATGTGGTGACTCCCAGAAGAATAAGAACAAAGCTAGAGGTTTTCTTTATCAGGTTAAGAACAACACTAACTTTAAGTGCCACAATTGTGGTATCAGTGTTTCGTTTGCAAACTTCTTAAAGGATTTGGATCCTCAAACTTATAAACAATATACTTTTGAGAAGTTCAAAGAAGGTCACACTGGTAAAAACTTTGTCACAGAAACACCTGAGGATGTGTTTAGTAAGATGAGAAATACTAAACCCTCGTTCAAGAAGAAGATTGAGATAGATCTACCTTCTGCGTTTAGTGTTGATATATCCAAACACTATTTGGAATCTAGAGCTATTCTGAGTGGGAAGTTTTATTACGCAAAGAACTTCCAAGAGTTTGTTAATAGTATCAAACCAGGTTCATTCGAACATCCTAAGTTTGGTGAAGCTAGAATTGTAATTCCTCTTGTCAGGAATGAGAAACTTATAGGGTTGCAGGGTAGAGCTCTATCTACAAACCCTGTTAAATACTTAACCGTTATGTTGGACGAGGATGAACCAAAAATCTATGGAACAGATGAAATTGACAAATCCCTCCCAGTCTATATCACAGAAGGACCATTCGACTCTACGTTCATTCGCAACTCGGTTGCTATGTGTGGAGCTGATGTTGATGTCGTCAGTTGCGGGATTAGTAATCCTGTCTGGATATATGATAACGAACCACGCAACTCCCAAATCACCAGAAGAATTGAACAAACAATCAATCAAGGAGGTACAGTCGTTATCTGGCCCTCCAATATTCGGGAAAAGGACATAAATGATATGGTCTTAAGTGGACATAAAGTTCAAGAGATCATAGACAAAAACACCTACAAAGGATTAGAAGCAAAACTAAAATTTACCAGTTGGAAAAAAGTATGAGTAACGGTACAAAGGTTCAGAAGAGAGATGGTCGTGTTGAATCACTTGACCTGGATAAGATGCATCTTATGGTTGAGGAGGCGTGTGATGGCCTATCAAATGTGTCTGCTAGTCAGGTAGAGATGACATCTGGTATTCAGTTCTATGATGGTATTACTACTGCTGAGATCCAAGAGATCCTTATCAAGAGTGCTAGTGACCTAATTGATCTGGACCACCCTAACTATCAGTTTGTAGCTGCAAGACTTCTCCTGTTCTCTCTTAGGAAGCAACTGTATGGTGGTAGGAGGGAGATGCCTTCCTTGATTGATCACATCACCAAACTGGCATATGATGATCACTATGATAGAGATATCTTTACAAAGTATTCACAAGAAGAGATTGAGAAGGTAGAAACCTTTATTGATCACGATCGTGATTTTCTATTCACATATGCTGGTTTGAGACAGGTTGTGGATAAATACCTAGTACAAGATAGGAGTATTGGAAAGGTACACGAAACTCCTCAGTTCATGTACATGATGATTGCATTGACAATCTTTCGTGAGTATCCAAAAGAAACAAGACTTTCCTACGTTAGAAGATACTACGATGCCATCTCAAAACACAGACTCAACATCCCAACACCAATCATGGCGGGTGTCAGAACTCCCCTACGCCAGTTTGCGTCTTGTGTTCTGGTTGATGTTGATGACACCCTGGATAGCATTTTTAGTTCTGATATGGCCATTGGCCGTTATGTCGCACAAAGGGCTGGCATCGGTATCAACGCTGGCAGGATCCGTGGGATCAACAGTAAAATCAGGGGCGGAGAAGTACAGCACACTGGCGTTGTTCCTTTCCTTAAGAAGTTTGAATCAACTGTACGATGCTGTACACAAAATGGGATTCGTGGTGGCTCAGCAACAGTCCACTTCCCCATCTGGCACCAAGAAATCCAAGACATCATCGTCTTAAAGAACAACAAAGGCACAGAAGACAACAGGGTACGGAAACTTGATTACTCAATCCAAATTTCAAAGATTTTCTACGAACGTTTCATTGCGAATGGAGAGATTAGCTTGTTCTCACCGCACGACGTACCGGGTCTGTATGATGCCTTTGGTACTGACGGGTTCGATGATTTATATGTTAGTTTTGAACGAGATGAGTCTGTTCCAAGAAAGAGTATCAAAGCACAAGAACTGATTCTAGACATCCTTAAGGAGAGAGCAGAGACAGGTCGTCTGTATCTGATGAATATTGACCACTGTAACTCTCACTCTTCCTTCAAAGATAAGGTTGAGATGAGTAATCTGTGTCAGGAAATCACTCTTCCCACATATCCTTTGTCACATATCGATGACCAGGTTGGTGAGATTGCACTGTGTATTCTCTCAGCAGTCAACGTTGGTAAGATTAAGTCCGATGAGGAACTAGAAGACCTCTGTGACCTGGCTGTGAGGGGTCTAGACGAGTTGATTGACTACCAGGACTATCCAATCATCGCAGCTGAACTTGCAACCAAGGCAAGAAGGTCTTTGGGTATTGGTTACATTGGATTGGCACACTACCTAGCAAAGTTGGGTTACTCTTATGATTCACAAGAGGCATGGGATGCTGTTCATGGACTTTCTGAGTCCTTCCAATATTATCTCCTAAGAGCTTCTAATCAGTTAGCTAAGGAGAAGGGTCACTGTGAATACTTTGGTCGTACCAAATATTCCAGTGGAACACTACCTATCGATACATATAAGAAAGATGTAGATGAACTAGTATCAACGGAGTTGCAACATGATTGGGATATGCTTAGGAATGATATCCTCGAATACGGTCTCAGGAACTCAACACTGTCCGCACAAATGCCATCGGAAAGTAGTTCCGTTGTGTCAAACGCAACAAATGGAATCGAACCTCCTCGGGGATACTTGTCCATTAAGAAGTCCAAGAAAGGGCCTCTTAAGCAAATTGTTCCACAGTATGCCTCATTGAAGAATAACTACACTCTTCTATGGGATATGAAGGATAATGGTGGATACATTAAAATAGTAGCTGTGATGCAAAAGTTCTTCGACCAGGCAATTTCTGGTAATTGGAGTTATAATCCAGAGAACTACCCTGACAATGAAGTTCCTGTTTCTCAGATGGCAAAGGATTTTCTCACAACTTATAAATATGGTTGGAAGACATCCTACTATCAGAACACTCATGACTTAAAGTCTGATGAAGTAGATGAAGAGCCGCAGTCGAAGTTAGATGAATTGTTATTAGAACTATCACAAGCCGAGGAGGGAGAGTGTGAATCCTGTGCAGTTTAAAGTTTCACCAGTAGGTGACAAGGATATTATGAATCAAGTGAAAGGTATGACGGTGTTTAACACCGAAGTGCATGATGCCAAGAAACAACCAATGTTCTTTGGTAAGCCTCTGGGAGTCCAGAGATATGACACCTACAAGTATCCGGTGTTTGAAAAACTTACTACACAACAACTTGGATACTTCTGGAGACCAGAAGAAGTTTCACTACAGAAAGATAGAGGAGACTATCAGTCTCTTCGTCCAGAACAGAAACATATCTATACTTCTAACCTGAAGTATCAGATTATGTTGGATTCTATTCAGGGTCGTGGTCCTGGTATGGCATTCATCCCCTATTGTTCCTTGCCTGAACTAGAAGCATGTATGGAAGTATGGGGTTTTATGGAGATGATTCACTCCAGATCCTACACATACATCATTAAGAACATCTATCCTAATCCAGCTGAGGTATTGGATAAGATTGTTACGGATCAGAAGATCCTAGATCGTGCCAAGAGTGTTACAGAGTCATATGATGACTTCATCAACACTGCACAAGTCTGGGGAACCACTGGCATGTGGTCTGAAGATTTTAGAGGATCCCCATCAAGTGAGTATGAGATTAAGGAAGTCAAACGTAAGCTCTATAGGGCTGTTGCGAATGTCAACATCCTGGAAGGCATTCGTTTCTATGTCAGTTTTGCTTGTTCTTTTGCTTTCGGTGAGCTCAAACTCATGGAAGGGTCGGCGAAGATCATTAGTCTTATCGCCCGTGACGAGAATCAGCATCTTGCAATCACGCAGAATATCCTGAATAAGTGGAAGAGTGGTGATGATCCTATGATGAAACAGATCGCCAAGGAAGAAGAAGAGTGGGTCTATGCAATGTTTGATAGAGCTGTGAATGAGGAGAAGGCTTGGGCTGACTACTTGTTCAAGGACGGTTCTATGATTGGTCTAAACGATACCCTATTGCAACAGTATGTTGAGTGGATCGCCAATCGTCGTATGAAGGGTATAGGATTGAAGCCAGTCTATGATATCCCTGCTAAGAACAATCCCCTTCCCTGGACCCAACACTGGATCTCCTCGAAAGGATTGCAAGTGGCACCACAGGAAACAGAAGTTGAGAGTTATGTCGTCGGTGGAATCAAACAGGATGTACAAAAAGACACTTTCTCAGACTTTAAACTCTGAGATAGAAGGGAGATATCCCTATAACAAATCTCTTTTGTCCTATAAGAGGTGGTCTGATAGTCTCAGGCCACCTTTTCGTGGTATGGCACATAAGGTATTGAAGAGATCTTTGGAGTGGTGGTATGAGAAACCCATCTATCTACATCCTTTACTTATGGATGAACAAGTTAAGAATGTGAGAAAGGTATATGGTGAGGTTCAATACCCTTCTAGTAAAGATAGAGCTACAGAATATGTGTGGGAAGGTGACGGAGACTGGCACCGATAAATATCCCAGTTGAATACATTATGTGTGTGACTACGAGAACCCCTGGACCTACTTGGAACGGCCTTTTAATTCTGATGATGTTTTGGACTTTTATGGTTTTGTGTATCTCATTACCAATCTCACAAACCAACGACTCTACATTGGGAGAAAAGTTTTTTGGTTCCACAGAAAACCTCCTGGAAAGAAAAGAAGAGTAAAGAAGGAGTCAGATTGGAAAGTGTACTACGGTTCCTCTGATGAACTGAAGGCAGATGTTAAACTCCTTGGGACTCACATGTTTCGTAGGGAAATTCTTTCACTGCACAAAACAAAAGGTAAGACAAACTTTGCTGAGACTGAAGCACTATTCAAGAACAATGTTCTCACTGAAGCTATGTCTGATGGTACTCCCAAGTACTACAATTCCAACATTATGAATCGTTATTATCGCAAAGATTACTTTGAGATTTGATTGAGATACATAATACTGTTATAATACTTAAGATTTTTTATTTGACTCATGAAGAAACTATTAACACCTCTACTGACAATACTGTTAGTAGGATGTCAACAAGCCTCAACAGGAGCCAACTTATCAGTTGATGTCACTGAAGACAATAACACAGCTGTACCTATTGAAGTTGTTCCACCAATCAAATGGACCTGTCCAACATGTACAGACAATGAAAAATATGTCCTCAAACAACTACAAGAAAAAACAAGAATCACAGATCGAAATGCCTTGGCAACGATCATGGGTAATATTAAACAAGAAAGTAAGTTCCATTCCAACATTTGCGAGGGAGGGACTAGAGTTCCTTACTCTGATTGCCATCGGGGTGGGTACGGACTCATTCAGTGGACCTCTACACAGCGTCATCTGGGGTTAGGATATTTCGCTAAAAAGTATGGATGTGATCCCAGCACTCTTGAGTGTCAGACACGTTATATGATTAATGAAAATATATTTCAACGTTACCTTCCAGAGTTTGAAGGTAGTGGACAAAGTATTGCTCAGTATATGGTTCCCTCTTTCTACTGGTTAGGATGGGGAATTAAGGGATCAAGAGAGACATATAGTCATCAATACAGATCAAAACTACTGAAGCCTTGACAAGGGTGGGAACACCCTCTATAATATAAGGGTTGAGAGATCAACTGCGGTGACCCCCTTGGTAGTTCAGGGTTAGCGGCGATAGGAACTACCTCTTGGGTCAGTAGCTCAGTGGATAGAGCATCGCACTTCTAATGCGTTGGTCGGGGGTTCAAATCCCTCCTGACCCGTTGTCCCCCTAAGGGACATACGGTCCATTGCTAG